AATGATAAACTAGCGGCATTTAGCCGGTCTACATGCTATTTCAGCCATATGATAGATATCCCGCTCTATATAAACACCCACCAGATTATTAAAGATTTAGACACTTGGTATACCTGTAACACAGCAGTAGATTGTATTGGGGTATATTTAGCTGGAAAGCATCAACAAGTTAATATCAACTTTTTAAATAAGGTTGAAGCACCCCCTGAACCTGTTCATGCAGACACAATGGATTCTAGACATGTAAATTCATTGTTCAATACGCCAGATAAGATCTATTTTTGTCGACATAATAAGACGATAATTACATCAGACTTTGGGTATATTGATAAGGACACACTAGAAGTAAAAATCATTGCTAGTGGTGGAACTTGCTGTCACGGCATTAGAATTTTACATAATCAACTATATACACTCTCTACAGCGACCGGAGAGCTCTTAAAAATAGACCTAGGTACCCTAGGTATTACCCGATACAAAATAGTTGACGCCAATACAACGTTTTTACGTGGTTTAGATATACATGATAATAAGTTAGTAATTGGAGCATCTATTAACTTTAAAAATGTCAAAGCCAAACAGTCTAGTTATGTTTTAATATTTGATTTAAAAACAGGTGGGTATAAAAGATATCCAGTGCCTAATAACAATTGTATTAATGACTTAAAGGTAATGACATAATGCCATTCTTAGCACTGTATTGGAAACAAGCCGCTATCTTAGCCACTCTGGCTCTATCTATTTTATATGCACACCACACAGGGTATGTATCAGGGAAAGAAGCTATTCAGAGTAATTGGGATAAACAAAAAGTAGTAGACGCCATCGCCGTAGAAAAAGCAGCATTAATCACCGCAAAAGTAACCTCTAATGCAAATCAGGAAACTCAAAATGCCAATACTAAATTCAGTCAAATATTTAATGGGACTAGCCCTACTCCTGGAATTGACTGGCTGCGCCTCATTCCAAGCAACCAAAGCAATAGCAGTTCAGTGTCCGACATTCCCGCCCCTACCAAACAGTCTGACAGTCAAACCCCCGACACAGTATCTCGTGCCTCGTTCAACAAATTAGAAAGTGATTGTACTGAGACAACTAAACAATTACTCAACGCACAGGACTGGGCTTTAGAACAAGCCTCGATATATGACCAAAAATGAAAAGGCACTACTAGACACCATAGCGCACTCTGAGATAGGACCTGCGCTTCTTGCCAAGTCAGACAACGGGTACAATGTAATCGTTGGATCGACGCCAAATAACCCTCATCTTTTTTATAGTTATGCTGATCACCCAAGACAGCTTATACGCCTGAATGACAAGCTGTCATCTACTGCCGCAGGCAGATACCAACTCCTAGCTAGATACTTTGACTCCTATAAGATGTCATTAAACCTTCCTGACTTCTCACCTGATTGCCAAGACAGAATAGCCTTGATGCAGTGCCATGAGAGAGGCGCCCTAGATGATATTAATAAGGGTAACTTTGAGACTGCTATAGCTCGTATTTCTAACATATGGGCATCATTACCGGGTGCTCAATATGGGCAGCATACAAATAAAATGGCGGATCTAAAAGCTGCCTATATTGCTGCTGGTGGGCGAATTTCATAGGAATTATGTATTAGTATTACTAGGAGACTGATCAGCTCCAAATTAAACTAACCTCGAGGAGCACTACAATGGAAGATTTTAAAAAAATGGTAAAAATGAAGTGCGGTGGATCTGTAGCCGAAGCTTCTAAAAAAGCATGTGGTGGTAAAATCATGAAGAAAAAAGAAGGTGGTAAGGTTCATGATGATGAAGCTCAAGATAAAGTGTTAATCAAGAAAATGATTGACAAAGAAGAAAAAGGCGAAAAACCTGAGTTAAAACTCAAAAAAGGTGGTCGTACAGCTAAGGCTGAAGGCACCGTTAAAAAATTCAAAGCTGGTGGTATGTTAGACGTACCATCAAAAGCGGCTGTTAAGGGTAAAGAAACTCCAGCTAAAGATACAAAACCCGCCGGTGATAAAGACGCTATTAAAAAAGTAAAACCTACAGGTGACAAGAAAGCTGATACTCCAAACAAAGCAGCAGTTAAGCCTAACCGCACTGGTAAAAACGCTGTTGATGATATTCAAGTAGCTAAGGGCGGCAAAGTAAAAAAATTCAAAGCCGGTGGTATATTAGATGTTCCATCAATTCCACCAGAAATTGCGGCTCAAATCCAACGTGCTCAACAAGCCGCTGCGGCAGCTCAAGCTGCTAAACAAGCCCAAATACCTCAAGGTGTTCCAGCTAACAACGGTATGAGCCCACAAATGTTACAGCAATTATTAGCGGCACGTGCTAGAAACCAAGCCGGTAATTTTAGAGCTCCGGGATCTGCTAATGCAGGTGGTGGAATGAATCCTGAGCAGATTGATCGTGTAATTGGTAGTCCAGCCATGGGTATGGCTAACGCGAACAATCCGGACTAATATCATGCCTTCTGTAAGTAAACAACAACAAAAAGCAATGTACGCGGCTGCGGAGGGTGAGAGTACCCTCGGTATCCCTAAGAAGGTAGGCAAAGAGTTTATCAAAGCTCCTGCTCCAAAGAACCTTCCTAAAAAGGTAAAAGGTAAATAATTTTGGCATATTCTGGAACATATGATAAGACAAAGATATCGGTAGACCAATTGATATCTTACGCTTACCGCGACGCAGGCAAACAGACAGAAGAGATGACTCCGGAGTATGTTAATGCCGGTAAGCAGGCCTTATTCTATGTGCTCCAGAACTCTGTCAATCGTGGTATTAATATTTGGTTACAACAGTTTGTTGTTTTAGGTGCTCAAACCAACCAACAAATTCTATCAATGCCAGTTAGTACTATAGATGTACTTGAGGCTAACTGGATTTACATTGTTAATCCAGCGATTGCAGAATCATACCCAATTGATAATCCTGGAGCTCCTGCACTGTTTGACCAAAGTGGTAACGCTAACTTAAATGAGTATGCAACCTCTACGCTTACAGAGAACTACTTTGGCGTGTCATATGCAAATCAAACCCGAATTTTTTATGTGGGATTTAATGCTTATTGCCCTGATACTACTGCTACTTATTCTTTAGATCTACAAGTAAGTAATGACGGAGTTACATGGGATACTTGGCAATCATGTCCTACAGTGACATTGGCAGACCAAGAATGGTCTTATATATCAGTCAATAATACTCAACAATTTTACTTCTATAGATTAGTTAATAGAATTTCAGGGGCTGTATTCTCATTACGTGCAATTCAATTTGCACAAAGCCAACAATCAATTCCAATGGCTAGACTGAATCGCACTGATTATTTCAGTTTGCCAAATAAGCAATTTCCAAGTCAGCGCACTTTGCAGTACTGGTTTAATCGCCAAATTGATCCTGAAATGTATCTATGGCCAGTACCTAATAATAATTATCAAGTATTTCAAATGATTCTTGAAATGCAACCTCAAGATGTTGGTGATCTGTCTAATCAGTTATATTTACCTGATCGTGTGGTGCCATATATCCAAGCAGCATTATCTCACAAACTATCTATGCAACTCCCCGGAGTGGATTTAAACCGGGTTTTGTACTTAGAAAAACTTGCACTAGATTTAAGAACTCAATTCGAAGAAGAGGATAGAGACAAATCTCCAATATATCTGCAACCAAATTTCAGTTACTACACGAGATAGTTAAATGAGCTCCATAATGAATTACGATAGCCTTGTAGCAGATATCATTAACTATACTGAAAGAAACGATGATCAGTTTGTAGCTACAATCCCTACAATAATTGCCTTAACAGAGGCAAGTATTGCTGCTGAGTTAAAGACACTGCTTCAATTAAATGTGGTAGAGACTACCCTAGCAGTGAACCAAACAGTACTAGATAAACCAGTTCGCTGGCGTAAAACCATCTCTATGAAAATCAATGGAGCTCCAATACTGTTAAGGGGTCAAGACTATGTAGCACAGCTTCAATCTGAATCTACTTCTGGAGAACCTATCTATTATGCTGATTATGACTACAGTCACTGGAATTTTGCCCCAGCTCCAGATGCAGTATATCCCGTTGAAATAATCTACTATAGTTTAATTCAACCATTGGATGCAAGCAACCAAACTAATCTATTCACTGCCACAACACCACAACTAATGCTGTATGGGGCTTTATATCATGCTATGGTATACCTTAAAGCACTAGATAAGATTGGTGTATGGAAAGGCTATTTTGATGATGCCATGGCCGCAGTAAAGAAAGAAGATAACTCTCGTAAAATCGATCGAAACACCAGTATCCAAGAGCCATAAATATGACAACACCTACATACGTTTCCCCATTCACTGGAACAGTGGTTCAGCCTACAGATGTTTCGTATCTTGCGCTTGCCCTTACTAATAATACACCTTTATACTGGCCTGCGGTAGTTAATGAAACACAAGTTGCGGTGGCTCGAATTATTGACTGTACCCCAGCAACAACCCTACTATCAATATTCTTACCCGATGCCTCTCAGGGTACTGTTGGATCAGATATATTAATACGTAACTTGGGTTCAGTACCATTTACAGTTAATTCCTATTTACAAGACAATGCAGTTTCAATTCCAGCGGGGACTTCTAAATACTTTTATTTGGCTGATAATTCTACCCCAGATGGTGTTTGGAATAATGTAACCTTTGGTACTGGCACTTCTTCTGCAGATGCAGCAAGTTTAGCTGGGTACGGACTATCAACAACACTTTCTGGTAAGCTTGCAACATCAAGTAATATTATTCAAGTATCAGCCTCTCCTACAATTGCAGAATCAAGTCGAGCGTCTACCTATGTATGGAATTCTGGTGCAGGAAGTTTTACCCTACCTAGCTATTCATCAATTCTATCTGGCTGGTATATTGGTTTTAGAAATAACGGTACAGGTTCACTCACGATATCTCCCCAAAGCCCATCTACAATCAATGGTTCTCCATCTATTACTACTAATCCTGGGGATTCTGGGATTATTATTTATGACATTTCATCTGGCAACTTTTTCACAGTTGGCTGGGCTGTTCCCAATAGTATTACTTTTTCAGCAGCTACATATGATGTAGACAGCATTTCTGGATCCGCACTTAATTTAGTGGCTAATGCGCCAATCATTGAAACCTACGTAGCGCTATCAGGCACCAGAACAACTAACCTAATTGTTACTCTCCCAGCAATTACACAGCTCTATGTATTAGTAAATAATACTACATCAGGGCTATATAACATTGTTATTAATGTATCTGGAAGTACTACACCACCACTAACACTATACGCTGGTGATGTCGTGGTTGCAGGTACAGACGGGGGTACAATATTCCCAATCTCACAAGCATCAGTTTCTAACTTTGTTGCGGGAGATGGATCAGCTAGCGCCCCATCATTTACCTTTTCTAGTGACACAACTACAGGAATGTATTTAGCCAGTTCCCATGTTTTAGGATTGACAGTCAATAGTGTAGAAATGCTAAATCTGGATAACACCAATGTTCTTAACCCCCAAATATCCACTGTAGCAACATTCAACGCGGGACTAATTCCGGGCGGTGTATTTTAAATGGCGGAACAACCTAGTCAAATACCACAACAATATTCTCAAGTATATGCTTTAGGAGTTGCTGCAGGTATTAAACGGGATGGTACCATATTTGAATCTACCGAATGTACAGATGGTGTTTGGTGTAGGTTCCAACGCGGCACACCAAAGAAAATAGGTGGATATACTCAACTATTTTCATCATTTCGTGGCCCTGCTAGAGGAATGGTTTTAAATGGATATAATGGTGTAAACTATATATTTGCAGGCAATCAACTTGGCTTAGATGTATTTTTAACAGGCCAATCTCTTGCTGTTGGTGCAGGACCATATTTTGCTCAATTCCTTGTTGGATATTCTCAATTTGCGGTTACTGCAAATACAACAACATCATTGACTATTACAAGTGCAACTAATCATACAAGTTTATATAGTACCGGAACTAAAATAGTATTTAGTCAATCCACTACTCCAACAATATATACAGTAACAACATCATCTTTTTCAGGAACAGCTACAATAGTTAATTTTAGCCCTAGCTATTCTGGAACTATCTCTAGCGTTTGGTTGGCTAATGATTACTTTACTGCAAACCCAGATTTATTATGGCAGTTTGACTTTCAGTATTCTCCATTAGGAGGAGCACTTAATCTAGTCATGCATCCGGGATTAAACCTATCTAATATTGATAACGGCGTTAATACACAGGTATACTTAGGATCTACAATACCTAACTCCGGAAATCAATGGGTATTTACTGGGTTAGCCGATACTGCAGGAACAAGCCCAACATATCAACCAATTGCAGTTGATGGTGGTGTTTGTACACTTCATCCTTTCTTATTTGTATATGGCTCAAATGGCTACATAGCCAATAACAATGTAAGTTCTGTTTATGGGAGTCAAACATTAAACGATTGGAATGGTCCACTAGCCAATCAGGTCAATATGGCCTCTGGCAAGATTGTATTTGGTTTACCAGTGCGTGGTGGTACCAGTTCACCTTCCGGGTTATTCTGGGCTACAGATAGTTTAATTCGAGTATCTTTTGTTAATAATGGTTCTACGTATTGGCAGTACGATATTGTATCAAGCCAGACATCTATTATGTCATCTAGGTCTGTTGTTGAAATGGACGGACTATATTACTGGATGGGCGTAGATAGGTTCTATGTTTACAATGGTATGGTTCAAGTTCTTCCAAATGATAAAAATGTAAACTGGTTATTTAATAATTTAAATTACCAACAAAGGCAATATGTTTGGGCTACTAAGGTACCTAGGTACAATGAAATTTGGTTCTTCTACCCTAGAGGAACTGAAACAGAATGTACCGATGCTATTATTTATAATGTTAAGGATAAAATTTGGTATGATGCAGGCCAAGCTGAAGGAGCTCGTAGATCAAGCGGGTACACTACTGAAATATTCCCTACACCTATATGGGCCAGTTGGGATTATAATACATCCTACAGTATTGAATATGACGTAGTTGCAACACCCTCTGGAATGACAGCCCCAACCATATATCAAATATATGGTCCAGGAAACATAACCCCTACGTTTTCTCCAGGGTCTTATTTAACTTTATCTCAAATTGCTTTTGATCCAATATATCAAATTGCTTCAAGTATTTATAATGTCGCACATAATGTAACTTTAATTACTGTTACTTCTGCATTTCCATCAATCCTTAATGTTGATACAGCATTTTATTCTATTGGTGGTGGTTACGGTATTTGGCAACATGAAGTTGGATTAAATAAAGTCACACTAAATGCAGAAACTGCCATATTATCTAATTTCACTACTTGTGATATTAGTTGGGTCGGAGGAAGCCCTACGGCACATAACTCACCATCAATTAATAGAAGAACACATTTAAGACGTATAGAACCCGATTTTGTGCAGGCTGGAACACTTAATATGTCTGTCCTAGGCAAACCCTTTGCCCAAGGATTAGAAGAAGACTCAGGACCCTTCCCGTTCACCCCAGATATAGGTAAAATAGATTTACGTATAGAGCATCGTGAAGTTCGTTTAAAGTTTGAGTCTAATGAGATTGAAGGCAACTACGAATTAGGTCGTATTTTAATTACTGCTGAATTTGGGGATGAAAGACCTTAGCTAAGTATATGATTTTAAACGATATTTTTTATGTATACATACATATGAGACCATAATGACCAGTATACCAAAATTCTTTCCTTATGTACCTCACTATTCTAGCTGGGAAGACTTTAATGGTAATTTGATAATGTCTTATGGGGCTGAACCAATCGCATACACTACCGAAGATAAGTGGCATGAAACAGCTAACAATATAGCTCAAACACCTGCTTTTTCTGGGTATCCAGTTCCAGACCCTAGTTTGTATCCAAATTGGCAAGATTGGGCAAATGAATTTAGTTTAATAGTCAATGGTGTTGTGCGGTAAAAGGGCGTATAATAAGCATTTTATGTATTAGTATACTTAGATGATAACCTATCAGCAAGAAACATTAGTTACGTTTTTACCAGAGTCAAAACCGTTATTTGATGTATTTTATAATGAGGTAGCAGAGCTTTATGTTGCCCAAGGATTTAATGCAGAGTTTTATTGGCACCTAGAAAGCCGGAATAGATTAAAAATATATACTATTCGAGATAATGGTAAATTAATAGGGTTTAGCTTTTGGGTATTATTTTACCCACCCCATTATAAGACAAGTCTTACTGCAACATCAGATGCAATATTTGTATTACAAGAATATAGAAAAGGGCTATTTGGATATAAATTCCTAAAGCATTCCCTTAATGAAATTAAAAAACATAACCCCCAAAGAATATTAGTTGGTGTAAAACCTAATAATGACTTTGGTAAAATATTAGAGAGATTAGGAGCTGGACATTTTGAAACTGTATACTCATTTAAACTGGAATAAAAATGTCTGATTTCGTAACCAGCGTTATTCCGGGTATGGATTTTCTTCCTAGCGCTTCAGATATTCTTGGTAATGTATTAGGTCCAGACTCTGCTGCAACTCCAATAGATTCTGCATCAACTCCAATAGATACTTCTGGCGCAGCTCCAAATACTCCTATTGATACAACTGGAAGCCCTTATGGTCCAGCCCAAACACCACCCGGTGTCACTCCCGATCCCAGCTTACCTAATCCTGTAGATTTGACACAGACTACAACCCTTCCATCCACCGGTGGACTTCCGGGCATTCCGAGTTCCGTTACTAATGCATTGACTAATGCAGCTACTAAAGCTGGTGTTAGTGCTGGTTTAGGTGCATTAGGTTTGGGCACTACGACAACACCCACTAGCACTACGACAACACCCACTAGCAATAGTACAGGTACAAATACCTCTAATTTAAACGGTACTGTGGGATCTTCTAATGGAGGATTTACTAATTTCACTCCTGGAATAACTACCGGTTCTAACAGCGAAGTTAATTTAGGTGGTACATTTGCAGCACCACAATCTTATAACACTAACGTACAAGCCCCTCAATATGCGGTAGGCGGGGGAGTTTCACCATTTGAATTCTCAGGCTTTCATGTAGGTCAAAACAAAGGGTCTTCTACAGCTTCATTACATGGTGTAAACCCTAACTTCCCATCTATGGCTGATACGGCACCGCACTTTGCAGATGGTGGACATATTCCAGAGTTTTATTCTGAAGGTGGTGCTAAGAGTAACACATATGTTACTGGCGAAGGTGATGGTACAAGTGACAGCGTTCCGGCCATGTTAGCTAAGGGCGAATTTGTATTGCCAGCACATATCGTATCTGATTTAGGTAACGGTAGCAATGAGGCAGGTTCTAAGATTTTAGACGAGTTCTTAAAGGTTATTAGGGAACACAAACAGTCAAATGATTCTGATAGCTTGCCTCCTGATAGCAAGGGCCCATTGGGATATTTATCAATTGCAGTTAAAAAGGTAGGAAAATAATGGCTTCAGCCTTAGACTCATTAACGCAAGGAACCGCAACCCAAACCACTACGATGCCATCGTGGTATGACCAAGCACAACAAAACGTTGTAAGTGGGGCAACGGCAGGAGCTGCAAATGTTCCATCGTTACAAAATACAGTCGCTGGTACAGCAATTAATAATTTAAGTAATCCTGCAACTAATCCATTTACACAAGCTCAGGGTTCTCTTAATACTATTGCTACTGGTGCAACAAACCCTTGGACTACAAACGCTACAACTGGCGCAGTAACACCAAATACTAATACGGCTATGGGTGGATTATTTGCTGCACAGAATCAACAATTACAAGGGCTACTACCAAGTTATGTAGCTCCAGCTGATGCTGGCGCAATTGCAAGTGGTGGATTTGGTGGTATGAGAGATGTATCTGCTGCCGATACAGCAGTAACAAATGCTCAAAATGCCTTAACTGCACAACAAATGCAGGCGGCATTATCTAACCAACAGACTGGTGTCAATGCGGCAACAGGATTAACTAACGTAGGTACTCAAGGCACTTCTACTGAGACAACATTAGGCCAAGCACAGCAAGCATCACCATTGACAGCAACAGCTGACTTAGCTAATATCTTAGGCACCATTAAAGCTCCAACAGCGGTTACAAATACGCAAACCCCATCGATGTTACAAAACATTACAGGGCTTTCAAATTTAGGTTCTGCAGCTAATAGTTTATTAGGAGCTGCAGGAGTCAATACTGGATCAAATTTATTGTCAACGATTACAGGGCTATTTAATGGTACGCCAAGTACAACCGGAGTAGATGCAGCTACAGGCATGATTAATAACCAAGCGCCTATAGACACAGCTACAGGAACTACAAGCCCAGCAGATAACGGTTTAATTAACAATATACCAGTGGGTCCAGATTTATCTAATACTAGCACTGATACTACAGGATCTTCTGCTTTAGATGCCCTTAACTCTTCACTTACAGGGGCTTAATAAATGGCCGGATTAGATTCAATAACACCAACGGACGAAACCCCAGTAGATACGGCCGTAACTCCTTCTGCTCCTTCGGGACTCGCTGGGTATACATCTATTGCTGGCCCTAAAGGTACTAAAACACTTTTAGATCCTACAAATTCAGAAGCTATTCTTAAAAGAATGCAAGATCAGCTAGATGCTCGTACTGGTCCTATGGCTTCTTTTCAAAGTAACATGAAGGATGCTATAGCAGCTTGGGCTCCGTATACTCAAGTCAATGCAGCTATGAGCCAACGTGATCAAGATAAAAGAGCTGAACAGACTGATACTGATGCTATGCAAATGCAAATTGCAAACTTCAAAGCACAACAAGCTTTACAAGCAGCTAGTCGTCAAAACTTTGGTGATGTGCTTGCTAAATATAATCAAGGTACACAAGGTACACAAGGTACACAAGGAACACAAGGTACACAAGGTACACAAGGTACACAAGGTACACAAGGTACACAAGGTACACAAGGTACACAAGGTACACAAGGTACACAAGGTACACAAGGTACACAACTTCCGATAGACCCGGCAGTAATGGCTAACATTATGAGTTTGGCTCAAACAAATCCGGAAGCCGCTCAAGCAGAATATACTAAAGCATTAGCAGCTCGTTCATTACAAGCTGGAAAAACAAAGGGTGACTTAACACTAGCTCAATACAATTATGAGCATAACCCGGCTATGATGGAACAAAGACAGTGGGCTATTCCAGGTCAACCGGGCAAATACTTCTTTGGTAGTATTGTGGATTTTCAAAAAGCATTTCCAAACAACCAGCCTGCTCCTACCGCTGGTGCTCCTACCGCTGGTGCTCCTACCGCTGGTGCTGAAACTCCCCCGAGTTTTGACGTACATAAATCTTATGGAACCCCTGCTAAATTATTAGATAACTTATCTGGTGCTGAGAGTTCACAAGATCCATATGCTATTAATCCAGTCTCTAAAGCATTAGGACGGTATCAATTTACACCAGAAACTGCTGCCATGCTTCATAAACAGGGTGTTAAGTTTAATCCATTTGATGCAGATGAATCTCGTGCTGCCGCTGATTACTATATTCAACAATTAGTTAAACAAAATGGCGGCGACTATACAAAAGCTATGATGCAATATGGTGGTTTCAAAAAAGCTGATCCTACTAAATATTTATCACAAGTAATGAATGGTGTTGACTTAGGTAATGCTCCTACTGCTGCTCCGACTGCTGCTCCTACTGCTGCTCCTACTGCTGCTCCTACTGCTGCTCCTACTGCCGCTCCTACTGCCACTCCTACTGCCGCTCCTACTGCTGCTACAATGAGCAAAACTCAAGCCCCTATTACTCCTGTACAAGCTATTGTACAACCCACTGGACAAGCCCCCGTAGCCGTTCAACATATTCCACACGCTTGGGGTGAATCAACTGAAGCTTCTAAAACCATTGATCAAAAGAATGCTGATTTAGATGCCGCTGCTTTAGGTGCCACACAAAAAGTTGGTCAAGCAAAAGCTACTTCTACAGCTACAGCTTTAGGAACTGATTCAGCTAAACGAGAGTCTGCATTAAGAGCACAAAAAGACTCAACATTAGCCACAATGCGTGATGCTGATCTAGTTAGTAACCTTGCTATAAATTCACCCCATTTATTTGCTCCAACGCAGCAAGGTGATATCACATCAATAACACGTTCCATATTTGGTGATAAGTTGCCAATCGTTGGGGGCAATCCAGAAAATATTGTTCAGCAAATTAAATACTCACCTGAAGAAATTGCTAATCGTAAAATGGCGGATGATGCGTCTGCACGATTACAGATTGATTTTGCTAAACAAGCTTTTGCAGGAACTCGTATGGAACAATCATTCTTGCGATTAGCTCAACAAGCTAAGGGTGTGGGGACAAATTCTTCGGCTTCATCAAACGTATTAGCCGCGACTTTAATGAAAGCTGCAGCTCAATTAGTGCAAGCAAAAAATGAAATGCTGGATCAATATCATACCAAATACGGTCTTGATGCTCCTTTTGAAGTCTTAGAATCATCCCCAGCTTATAAGCAACTAGAAATTAAAACTAATAACAATTTAGCAAAACAATTTCCTTCACATTTTAAACCAATTTCATCATTCGACGCATATAAAAAGGGGCAAATTTAATGGCTGATGGAACTACTGAAAACCCTTCTATAACGGCTGAAGATCCCTCTATAATAGCTCAAGCTCGTCAATTAGGCTCAGCACATGGTATTGATGTAGATAAAGCAGTTACTGAGGGCGCCGGATCTTATGGTGATTTTGTAAATGAATACAAAACTCAAAGGGCTCCCGGAGATATTGAAGATTACGCTGGAGGTTCTTTAGAACATCTTACTTCTCCGGAACAACAACTTAATGCAAAAAAATTAGGTGAAGAAGCAGGTGGTGCAGCTTTAGCAGCTCAATTTTTACCAAAAAAATTAAACCCTATTGAATCTTTTTCAGATTCATTAGCATCTAAATTAAAACCTACAATTGCTGAAACTCCTAATACCGTTCAAGCTTCTGAATTATTTAATGTGCCAAAGAATTTTCAAACAGATCCTGCATATAAAAGAGGGTTCCCTTCCCCATTAGATAGTGTTGCAAAACCTATCGCCACTCCCGAGCCCGTAGTTCCGGGGGATACTTATTATTCTGAACATGGGTTATCAGAGCCCGCTGTTAAAAATGTTATCGTAAATGAAGATATTTCTGCGGGAAATGCTGCAGCAAGAAAAGCTGGTACTATGGGAGTCGAAGAGTTACCTATAACAAGCCATAGTATTCAAGGTAACAGCCGAATTCTTACACCGAATGCAACTCCAGAGGAGTTAGCCCAAGCTAGAATAATCGCCCAATCTAAAGCAGCCCAAGCAGCAGAAGAAACAGCTAAAGCAGAACAATCTGCAAGAGAAGCGGCTATTGCAGAAGCTCAACGGAAGGCTGCAGCTACACAACAGCAAATAGCAGATGCAGCCACAGCTCGTAATGAGGCTGCTAGAACTTATAGAATAAATCAAGGTGCTGCAAATGCCTTATCTTCTGAAAGAGAAGCTCAGGCGGCTAGAGCTGGTATGTCAAATTTAGATAAAGCAAAAGCTATGTATCAAGCTATCGGTGAAAGTCCTGTGGGTTCAGCAGTGGGTAAGACACTTTCAGTAGTTAATAAAATACCCTTTGCTAATAAAATATTACCTGCTGCATCAATAGGGGATATGGTATACCAAGGAGCACAGGCAAAAAACTATTATGATCAAAATAGGCCTTTACAAGCTTTTATTAGTGGAGTTGGCGCCCTTGGTGCTGGTGCTTCTGCTATTCCATCGTTACCATCCAAAGTCATTGGTGGGGGATTAGCTACGGCAGCCCCTATACTTAACAGTCAAATTGATAAAGCTTATGTAAATCCTAAGCAATATATGAAAGATGCACTCGATATGGCCTATGGCCAATCAAACTTTAACCCTGCAGTAAAAAAGTTTGATGATGGTGGTGCAGTTCAAGCGGTTACTGATGCCGCGTCTTTACCCTTTATTCAACATAGCTTTTGGTATGAGAATAACCTACCGCCGATGCTAGATAAGTACAGTAACAAGATTGGACCTAAGCGTATTGAGGGTGGTCCTAGAGACACAGCGGCTGAATTTGCTGGTGCTGCAGACTACGGTCAACGTACTCCAGATGATTACTATAGAGCCCTACAGGACGCAACATATTACCAAAACACGAGCAACACTGGTAAAAATGCAGCGGATAACCTTACACAAGACGCCGCTGGATTGGCCTTAGGCACATGTAACCCACTGATGTCTAAAAAAAATATCGTTAAACAAGCCGTTAAGTATGGCCTGTCTAACGACTTTAGT